AGACATCCAAAAGTCTATGCCTCCGCACTCTCTAAGTCGGATGGCAATTCTTCGGCATTGTTGTCCGGGAGAAGTCCCATTTTCTCTGCCGAACCACGCAATAAAAAAACGCTTACCTCTGCGCACATTTCAGTGAATTCAGAGATTGGCATTGTCATTAATACCTTTGCGCTTTCCTTTAACGCTATGGCGGCAACTTCTGCCTGAAATCGTTTAGAAAATGTAACATCTGGGGTCATATCGCCTTCACGGCGGACACGGAGTTCCGCCTTTGTGAAGTCAAACCCAGTTAAATTGTTTAAACCGTCAATTAGCTTTTCGCGATCATATGTAGCCATTATTTACCCAATGCCTCCCTTACGGATGCCAAGTAATCAACGCCATTGATTACACAAACATAGTTGAATTTATCGATTTCAGTACGTGTTTTACCACCAACAGTCATTTTGAAATATACAATTTCAAACTCTGTAGAGGTATCTGTTTTACTTGCCTGTTCAAATTTGCCAAGACCGATTTTCTTAGGCATCACTTTAGCATATACGCTGACTGCTTCTGGCACTAATTCACCTTTTGCAGAGTCATATAATTGTTGTGCGCCACGAATTTCGATATCATGTACCTTTTGACTAGCAAGGTCGGTCACATCTTTGTCAATGGTATTCCATTTAATGGACATGTTCATTGCCTTAGTTTGACCAAGTACACCCAAATCAACTTCGCCGGCAATACCGGCACCTTTGATGGTATCGCTGATAAATTCGATATCAGGTAAGGTTACTCTATGTTTAGCCATGAGTTACCTCCCTCTTAATTAAATAATGTGCTCATGTAAGACGAATCATATTCTTGAATAAAGTCGATTTCACGAGCCGGTGTTGGCACACCTAAATATACATGGAATCGATAAATTCCGTTCAACAAATCTGTTGTAGGGTTTTCAGATTCCAAAAATTCAACGCGGGCCCCAAGAAGTGCGCCGGATGCTACGTGACCATTTAGCCATGCATTGGCACTATTCACTACGTTATTAATCAATCGTTTATTCCCTGGGTCGTCAATTTTAGACCAGAAGGAAGTAATCAACGTATTGGATACCCAGTTAAACATACGGCGTACAGGAATAAAAGAATCCTTAACATCTGTATTAGATGGGTACGCTGTGGTACGATTGCCCCAGGCTCTCCAACCACCGATGAAATTAAGCGCAGTAACGATACCTTGGCCGTTCAAATACGCGGCTTCATCTGGACCTAAATAGATTTCAGTACCGTCTTTCAACACAGCGCTATCCGCTTGCAAGGACTCATTAGATGGAGACTTGTAAGGGATATCGTCATACTTAGCATCTGTCTTAGCCATAAGACCTGCGAGCTGTGTGGATAAATGGAATTGGCGATTAGCTAACGCTACTTTTGGCCAACATAAGATTTGACGTTCGTCGACGTAGTTCTTTTTATTTTTCCATTCACTAACTGCAGTTGCTTTTTTAATTTCATCGGTAGGCGCATCGCATAAGGACATAGCTTGGAACATACCATTAATGGTAGTTTCTTTTGCTTTCATCACAGCAGCTACGAGCGTGTTATGGGACCAGCCCGGTGCCAATAAATTACCTGGAATTAAACCAAAGCGAGGGAATACTTCATTAATGAGCTCCAACCCTTTTCGTTTTCCTTCTGTATCCACACCGCCTACGATATCGTCGGCAGTTACCATAGATGGGTCTACATAATCATAAGTTACCCAAACAGATGTTGCGCTTTTGAGTGCGCCTGTAGCTACGATGCCAATCAACAATTTGCCTTCATCGTTAAATGCCGCTGTATAATCGACATTGATAGTTGCTGCCGCACCCCCATTGGTAGCAGATACCTTTAACGTGTTGAGTAATACGGGGTCTTCAATGGTTACAACTTTGTCCTGAATTTGTTTTTCAGTAGACGTTAACGTCTTCTTATGTTTCTTCGGATCAAGAACATTGATAAAAACTACTGGCGCCATTCCAAATAAAGAGAATTGGGAATACATAGCTTCGCACAACGTGTATTTATCCCATTCTTTAGAGTAGCCCAATTGAGTAGTGGCAGATGCGTAGTTATAGCACAATACGGCTTTATTAGCTTCCGCAGGGTCTGTAGCTAAGTGCACAGGTGCGGTACCAACATATACCGGTAAGGCTGCCGTAGCTTCTGTCATAGAAATAAGAGAAGTAGGTACCTCTCTTGTATAAATTCCGTGTCTATAGTTTCCCACTATCTACGACCTCCTTTTTTAAATTCGAGGTAAGCTGTGTTCATCGCTGTACCTTCTGTTGCTAATTCTTGTTGTGCTTCTGCAATCTTATTGATTGGCACAAATAATAAGCGTAACATTGCTTTATCTTCACCTACCGTAGCAGGAATGCCGTCAATATAAACGGTGCCTGTGGAAAGACCTAATTCAGCACTATTAGGGCCTAAGTAGATTACTTGTTTAGCATCTTTAAATGTAACTGTTTTTTCCGCAGTCTCAATTGCTTCATTTACAACTTCAACTGGTGCATCAGCTTTTGCCATTAAATAATCATCTCCTCTCGTATTTGTTCGATATCGTATTTAACCATCATAAATCCCTCCCAATACGGATAGGCTTGCTCCGGAGGGATGTCGGTATCAATTCCGTGTTTATCATCCAGGATTAAACGGTACCTGTTAGCAATAACAGGATGGGCCAGTAGTGCTTGCCGTGTGGTTTCTAAGAAATTAGTAATCTCCATCCAGCCCTTTTCCACATCCTCGGAGTATACGCCGTGGATTAGAAATAGTTGGACAGTTGACCCCTGCAAGGTATCCTCAATCTTATTGATTCGAATAACAAGGTGCGGATATTGGTCCTCCTTGGATGATTCTTTCATTTTTAAAAATCCCGGTACAACTAATAAAGGATTCCCCTTTACCTGTGCATCGTCGCTAAAATAGTTTGCATGCACCTGTTTTAGGAACGCCCCCAAATCGGTTGCTAATTGCGTAGGTGTCATCGATTACCCTCCTATTAATGCGTCAAGTGCGAGTTCCATTTGCTTTTGCATTTCCTGCTCTGCTTTATTCCCAACAAAAGCGGATATCTTGGCACTACCTAGTATGCTCGGTACCGAAGGGCCGTGAAATTGCCCTATCGGATACCTGTCTGCACCCTTACGATACATCGCCCCGATATGTCCACTCCTCAAACGAGCAATAAAAGCATTAGGAATTGGCCCTCCGCCACCATTCCGCATTACTTGTGCTTTGACTACACGCCCTCTCCGTTTAGGCGGGCTTTTTGGCGTAACTCTGAATTTAGTAAGAGCTATCGGTCTACCCTTTGAACGAATAAAGGCAGATAAAGTCATGCCCGCCTTATCCACCTTTATGGTTTTGTTGATATTCGCTTTAGTAACTAAGTACTCTTCGTTAACACGATCAACTGTAGCCTTTTTGATTTTAGGTAACGCTTTGTTGATAGCTTTTGTAGTAGTCTTCGGAGTACCAACAACTAATGTGTCTATCTTAGCCAACCCGTTTTTCAGCCCTTTTATGTCAATAGTTACACTCACGAGTTATTCCCCCTAAGGACAATGCTCAGCACACCCATGTCATCTTCACATGATTGGACCATCATAATGCGGCCGTTAAAGCGAAAGATTTGATTGTACTCCGGCACCTCAGGTAAATCCCGCTTGGCCACGTGTACTATAATCGTATCGTAAATCAACCCTTCAATATCCTGGCCCATGATTTCGACATGCTGCTTATCGGTAAGACCTTCCGCCACTGCATAGCACTGCGTGCCATTTAGATTATGTACTTCGGCAAATTCCTCGGAATTGATAAACACCTTTTCAATGTCATTTTGCGCAAAGTCCTTAAATCCCATGCTTATTCACCTAAGATGTTGATGAGTTCTTCACGAGTAGCGTTTTCCGGAACATCCAATTGTTCAGCAGATGCCATTACGCGAAGTGCTTCATCGGATAAGAGTGCCAAGTTGATGTCCACATCAGAAGCAAGGATATCGGAAATCATGTCCGCCTTTGTGGCTTTGCTTGCAAAATCAAGTCCAATAGATTTACCATAATCGGCGATATCCACATTTGTCATAACGCCAAGAGCTTCCGCAAAAGAGTCTTCTGCATTGTTTTTATCATCATCACCAACTACGACAGCTGCGCCTAAACGAATTAGGCGCTCTTCTTCATCTGCAGTTAAATCGGAGATGATATCACCTGGATTATACACATAATCACCGGTATTAATCGCGTGCTTAGCTTGTACAGGCATTAGTCTTACCTCCTTTCAATTACAATACGTCCGCTACGAAGTAGGAATCTACATCAAATGGAACGTAAATAGGGCGAGATTGTAATTCCAAAAATACCGCATCAGGGTCACGATTAACCAATCGACGCAAAACATATTCACCTTCATATGTTACAAAGTCCATACCTTCACCAGGGATGATTGTATTAGCGCCATACAATTTAGTGAATTTAGCCATATCAGAAGCTACCAACAATTTACCGGTAGGCACCATTTCTTTTTCTTGGCCGTCTGTTGGGTCTACGTAATAATTATCATAGGTAAACACATTACATTGGATTTGGCCACCCATGAAGCCAACATAAACAGCACCTTCTGCCATTTGTTCAAATTGCAAAAGACCCATTTCTGTACGACGGTTATCGAACAATGCCAAGATTTTTTTATCAGATAGCATTACTTCTAATGTTTCAGAGTTCATGACCAACGTATTTGGATTAAAGCCAGATGCTTTCAAGCATTTCTTTTTCCATTTAATGATGTTGGCCACAATTTCTGCTGCAGATTGGCCCCAACGTGCAGTACCAGATAATGTTTCTTTATTCGTAAAGTTAAAGTCTACAACGTCATCAATGCCTTCACCTTTAATGTGTGCTTGGCCATTGAGTAATACATCGGCCGCCATAACTTCTTGGGAACGTACCAAATTGTCTTTTAATTCTTGCGTATCTTGCGCCAAGAGTTGGATTGCACGTTCTTCAGGAGTTACAGTGCCTGCAAATGGCTGTTCACCAGCTAAACGAACCTTGATATCATTTTCTGTGATAGGACGTTTTTCTTTCTTTTGTGCAGGTTTATATGTGGTTGTAGTCATACCTGTGCGTTGAGATAAAGGCGCAGTAGAGTTTGGCGCCACCCAAGGTGTGATAGTTCGGCGACCTTTTACAATATCAAAAGAAACTGTTTCTGTTAAAAACGTTTTTGTATCTTTGAAAAATAAGTCTTTTAAAAAGGATGGCACATCGGGAGTACGACGAACCACCGCAGCTAGTGTTTTTGGTGCATAAATATTATCCATGTGTCCTCCTTATTAACGGAAATAAATGTTGCGGGCTTCTGCTTTAGCTGTAAAGTCTTCCGCTTTTTTGCCAGAGGCAAATACTAAATTCGCTGTAGCAAATTCACCTGTTACAGCAATTTCGGCTACCACGTCGCCTTTTGTAGCATCAATATCAGCTAATGCTACGCCGTATACATCAGTATCTGCGCGTTTAGCTTTTTTAGAAGCAGCTTCTAATTCTAATACTGTGCCCGCCTTAATTACTGCGGCATCTTGACCGATTGTTACTTTCTTAGTAACGACTGGCATTTGTGTGCCAGCAATTAGAGGTTTATACTCTAACTTTTGTTCTTCCACGTATGGCATATTGTCTGCCCTCCTTATTTCTTATTGCGTGCTTTCATTACACGATCAACAATTTGCATTGTTTTTTCAGAATCATCGATATCCTCGTCAAGCACTTGACCAGGGACCGTGTCAACTTGATTAGATGCATTGTTAGCATCTTGCATTAATTGTTGTAATTGATTAGTTGGTTGTTCAGGTTGTGGCATATTGAGCAATTCAACAGCTACATCTTGAACAGTAGCATATGTTTCATATTTTGCACGATTGATTACCTCTGCGCGTGCTTCGTTATTAATTCCATCAAGGGCTTGTAAACGTGCACGTTCAGCAGCAACGCCCGCATTAAACACTTCATCATATACGTCCGCATAATCTGTACGTAACAATTCAGCAGTTACTTCCATTGGCTCCTCTCCTTTCTCTTCATATTTATCAACAGGCAACCCTTTGAGTACATCCATACTCATTGGTAAGCCATTGACAATTAAGTCAGTGCCTTTACGGCATGCAACCATTTGCAAGGATTCATCTACACTTGTGCAGAACCCTTTCTCTAATGCTTCCCTTGCTGTTAACCAAGTTTCATCATCCATCATGGTTGCGATTTCTTCACGAGTTAACCCTGTGCGGGCCTCGTAAATATCAATAAGGTTTTCTTTTGTTTTACGTAACGATTCTGCGGCTTTTTCAAAATCATCCGCTTCACCAAATGCATACGAGCTAGGGTTATGAATCATCATTTCACTACCCAGAGCCATATGAATTTCATCGCCTGCCATTGAAATAATAGAAGCAATGGATGCCGCTAGGCCTTCGATGATAACAGATTTTTTATTTTTCAAGGCGCGCAATCGGTTGTAGATTGTAACGCCTGCAGATACTTCACCGCCTACAGAGTTAACATGTAATACGATGTTTTGAGACGGATCCAAGCCTTGGAGTTGTGATAGTACGTTAGAAACGCCTGTATCCTCGTCCCAATAACTGGCCCCATTCATGACTACGCCGTAAATATCGACGTCAATCGTCTCCGCTTCCTGAATCAGATTTAGCGGAGTTCGAATTTTGAACT